TAAGAGGGTGACCAGAAGGATTAGAACCGAAGAATTGAATAATAGTTCCAAAGTAGTCGTAAGTAGGATTAGAAATCTCAGTAGCAAGTCCACGCATGATCATAAGATCACGCTCGTCATACTTTCCAGACTTCTCAGCAATAGTGATGAGAATCTTGAAAGCAGCAAGCATAAAACGCGGGGACATACGACGATCAAAAGACTTATAATCTCCAGCGACGACACGGTTCTCTCCAAAGCGATAGATATGTTTCATCAAATCTGTCCACTCAGGAGACATAGGATTAATGGCAACTGCACACTCGAAAAGCTTCTTGTTTGTCTGCATCAAAGCAGACAGAGGCAAGAAGTACTTACGAACGAGCATAGTAGCAGCCATATTACATCCAGCGAACACACGAACCTTCGACTTGGTAGTCGGAGTAGGTTCATCCTTCCGGGCGCCCTTGAAAACAATGTTAACACGGTTTCCCTGGGCAAGTTCGTCTTCGAGACGCGTCATTTCCTCTACAATAAGAGGATCAACATCGCGAGGACAGGAAATTCCATCCACGAAACGATCAGAGAGTTCTACGAACTGCTCCTTCGTTCCACGGAAAGGAAAGCCTGCAGAGGTCTTGAACGCCATAGCGTTAATACCCTGCACGCCATCCATACCGGCAAGAACAGCATCCATGGGAAGAACTCCCAAGGATTCATACATCTCGTCGGTCATGCCATCAATGATTGAATCACGATAGTCAACATAAGCTTTGTCCACAGAATCACCTTGGAACTTATAAGCAGTGTCAACCTTATCAATGATATCAACCTCAAGATGGCGCCGGGCACCCATTTCACTGGGTTTGTCATGAAGTCTCTCGAGACCCATAACTTCAGTCACAGTAGGTGAAATCATACTGACAACAACTGAAGAAGTAGGGGTTCCACGAGGAAATCCATGACCGCCAAAGATTTTACACTTGGCGCCGGAAGGCAAATCATTCGAAACGCACTTCTCATGGGGGGCTGACAACTTAATGTCAATACCTCCAATCTTAGAAGGAAAAGGCATCGAAGAATGAGAAGCCAGGATGGTAGGGGCTTGGTTAAGCTGGGAAATAGCGTCAATCAACTGTTGACGAGTAATAAACCCAGCACAACCAAACGAA